ATGGGATGGCTCCTTGGATCTATGGAGCGGCGGGATGCCGGTTCCTATGACCCTGAGCCCCGCGCTTGAGGCGGGGCGGCAGGAGCAGGCAGGGGTACGTACCTATTCGGCGTGCTCGCCTTCGTGGAATGCTGAGTCGGTGACGCGGCGAAGCTGGCTGGCGTAGAATTCGAGGTTGCCGACGTGGCCCCAGTGAAGGGTGTTGGGGTCGGCGTTGAAGTGATCGGCGCTCAAAGTCGCGAGCCACGCCAGCATCGTGTCGATCTCGGCCTTCTTCGCGATGAAAGCGGAGAGGGCGTCGGTATTGTTCCTGTGGCGTTTCATGTCCAGGAACCAATCTTCTTGGCAACGCTCGCCTGTCCGGCGCGGTAAGCAGCTTCAAGTGCTGACCTTAGTTCCCAGACCGCCACATCGTGAAAGTCGAGAGAGTCCGAGCGGCGCGTCTCGAGAGTTTCGATACTGTTGATATGCCGGTGGGCAATCTCCAGCAGTTCCGCGTCAAGGGGGGTCGCTGGTTTTTGGCGTTTCGTGCCCACTTTCGGACTCCTCATTTGCCTTTTAGTGAACGGACATTTGCTCTGAGTACAGGCGCTATCCAGTTGATTGTGAGCAATCAGATTGCTTTTTGATGCCTCCGTTGCCGCGAGTGCTCACACCCGAAAAGCTTCTCGTCTGGAAGAATTAATATGGGCCTCTCAATTCGAGCCTATGCCGCCCACCGCGGCGTCAGCCACACGAGCGTCCGCAAGGCGATCGCCTCCGGGCGTCTAATGCCGGAAGCGGACGGCACGATTGATGCTGTGAAGGCTGATCACGCCTGGGTGCGGAATACCGATCCGTCCAAGGCGCGGGACAGCCACAAGCTGAAGCCGGTGCCAGAAGCGGCGCTCGGTGCCGTGAAGGATACTTTGTCGGAGGCGGGCGCTCCCGTCATCGGCGGTATGAGCTACCTCCACGCCAAGACGGCGGAGAAGGTGCTCACTGTGCAGCTGCTGCGCGAGAAGCTCCGCCGCGAGAAGGGTGAAGTGGTCGAGCGGGACTATGCCATCGAGCAGGGGTTCTCCTTTGCGCGGCGGCTCCGGGACCAATGGCTCGGCTGGCCGGCCCGCGTTTCGGCGCTGATGGCAGCAGAGCTCGGGGTTGACCCCCACAAGCTCGAAGCGCTGCTGTCAGATCAGGTGCGTGAGCAGCTTCAGGTTTCGGCGGCGGACGAGCTTCGGCTGCATGAACGCATGATATGATGGCTGACCATTCTTGGGTCAGTGAAAAGTCACGGATCCGCAGCACTTCTTGAACTTCTTGCCCGAACCACAAGGGCAGGGGTCATTGCGTCCAACCTTTGTTTCAGAAATTCCAGGGCGTGAAGCAGAGTGCGGATCAGCCCATGGGGCTCCACGTTGTGGCGTTTTGGGGGGAATATTTGGTCGCTTACGAAAATAGTCGTAGAGTTGTTTCGCGCCAGCGGTCATTCCGGCAATCATTGTGTCACGCTGCTCGCTTGTGAATGGCTCTGTGTTCGATCGGACTTTTGGATCTGGGTCATCTTCGTAGACAAGCAACCAGATATAGACAAAGGGGCCGCCATGCTCTTCGCTGCTGGAGACCTCCATCCAGTCTTCGTGCCGCAAGTGAGTCCCCTTGAGGAAGCCCCTTGCCCAGTCGTTGCCTCGCACCTCTCCATTCGCGTCCTCGAAAAGCAGCGGCATATAGATATCGCCGCTGCGAAACGCCCGGTTGATACGGTTCCAGTGGGCCATGAGCAGGCTGAAGAATTTCTGGGCCTCTTCAGTTGACTCGAAGACCAGGTCGCCCTCGGGCGTATCGCCCTCCGTGATCACATCGGTGAATTCGCTGGGTTTAATCAGGTCAGGCGAGATGACGAGTGCCGTCAGGAAACCGTCGAGCGCTTCGACATTCTGGATGTTGCCGCCCTTGACGCGAGACAGGAACCCCGCGAGGGCCTCGATCTCGTCGTCTGGTATCTTTTCGTCGGAAATATTGACGGACATAGGCAAGCTCGAAACCGAAAATTAGCTGGAGTCTTGGCACCAGCGCTGAATGAGTCAAGACTGGTTTCAACGTCGGGGTTGCCAATCTTGAGTTTCATGAGTTTGGGCAACGATGCCAAGTGATTATTCCGGCAACGCTGCCTTCCTGAGGAGCCTCACCGACGGCCTGACGCCCGATCCGCTGATGACGGTCGCCGAGTGGGCCGACAGCTACCGGATCCTGTCAGGCCGGGCGGCAGCAGAAGCTGGCAAGTATCGAACCTCGCGCACTCCCTACATGCGCGAGATCATGGAGAACCTCTCGCCATCGAGCCCCGTGGAACGTGTGGTGTTCATGAAGGCGGCACAGACCGGGGCAACGGAGGCCGGCAACAACTTCATCGGCTTCGTCATCCACCAGGCGCCGGGCCCCATACTGGCGGTCCAGCCGACCGTGGAACTGGCGAAGCGCAATTCGCAGCAGCGTATCGACCCGCTCATCGACGACAGCGAGGCGCTTCGGAAGATCGTGGCGCCTGCGCGGTCCAGAGACAGCGGCAATACGGTGCTGGCCAAGCGGTTTCCGGGTGGGCAATTGGTACTTACAGGCGCCAATAGCGCCACCGGGCTGCGCTCTATGCCGGCGCGCTATGTGTTTCTCGACGAGGTCGACGCCTATCCGGGTGATGTGGACGGGGAAGGCGACCCGATTGCCCTGGCAGAGGCCCGAACGGCGACGTTCGGTCATCGCAAGAAGCTGTTTCTGGTCTCGACACCGACCATCAAGGGCCTGTCGCGCATCGAGCGTGAATATGAAGCTTCCGACCAGCGGCGGTTCTTTGTGCCGTGCCCCCACTGTGGGGCGATGCAGTGGCTGCAATTCGAGCGATTGCTCTGGGAGAAGGGGAAGCCTGAGACCGCGCATTACATCTGCGAGGCCTGTGACGAGGATATTGCCGAGTCTGCCAAGACCGACATGCTTGCAAAGGGCGAATGGCGGGCCACAGCCGACGGAAATGACCCGCGAACCCGCGGCTATCACCTTTCGGCACTGTATTCTCCGGTGGGCTGGACCAGCTGGGCTGGCATTGCCCGCAGCTGGGAAGATGCCCAGGCGAATGATGCGGCTCTGAAGACCGCGAAGAACGTATTGCTGGGTGAGACCTGGATCGAATCCGGCGAGGCACCCGACTGGCAGCGGCTTTACGACCGCCGGGAGCGCTGGACGCCCGGCACAGTTCCTGAGAAGGCGTTGTTCCTCACCGCCGGGGCTGACGTCCAAAAGGATCGCATCGAAATCGACGTCTGGGGCTGGGGGAGAGGCCTCGAAAGCTGGCTCATCGACCACATCGTCATCGAAGGGGGCCCGGATCGGCCCGCGGCATGGGCGGAATTGACCGCCTTGTGTGCTCGGACGTGGCGCCATGCTTGCGGAACACCGATGCGGATCGTGCGCATGGGCGTCGATACCGGCTACGAGGCGCCTGCCGTCTATGGATGGGCGCGTGGTCAAGGCTTCGACCAGGTGGCACCCTTGAAGGGTGTCGACGGCTTCAACCGCTTGAGCCCAGTCTCCGGCCCCACCTATGTCGACATGACGGCCGGCGGAAAGCGCATCCGGCGCGGTGTCAGGCTCTGGACGGTGGCGGTCTCGACATTCAAGTCGGAGACCTACCGCTTTCTACGGCTCGAGCGACCCACGGACGAGGAACTGGCCGCCGGTACTGTTCATCCGCAAGGTACGATCCACCTTCCGGCCTGGGCTGAGAGCGAGTGGTGCAAGCAGTTCGTCGCCGAGCAGTTGGTGACGGTCAAGACCAAGCGCGGCTTCCAGCGTCTTGAATGGCAGAAGCTCCGCGAGCGCAACGAAGCACTAGACTGCCGGAGCTATGCGAGGGCCGGGGCGTGGATCGCCGGCATCGACCGCTGGGGCGAGGATCGCTGGGAGGCACTGGAGACGGAATTGCGGGATGGGGCGGGGGTATCGCGCCCGAACGACCGAAGGCCTTCGCAGAAGCAGAACACGCGCCCCGTTTCCGGAGCGCGTGATGGGAACTGGATCGGCCGTAGGCGCGGCTGGATCAAGTAAGCGTGTGGCTCAAGCCTTGTTCTTGAGCACGTAGACGTAAGGCCTGGAGATGCCAAGTTCCTTGGCAATTGCGTCGGCGGACTTCTTGGCCTTGAAGCCGGCGATCACCGACTTCCGCAGCTTGGCGACGTCAGCCGCGTTGCGGCGGGTTGCCTTGCGGGCCGCTGTCTTCTTGGCGGGCTTCTTGGCCTTCACCGATTTGACGGCAATGACCTTCTTCGTCTTTTTGCTGGTTGTGCCGGCCTTCGCGGCAGACTTCTTCTTCGCTTTCTTTGCCATGCTTAATAACTCAGAGAGCCTTCAACTGATCGGCGGATTCCTTGCCGGAACGACGGTCGATCGTCACCTCGAAGGACACAGCCTGGTTCTCGGCGAGGCCACGGAGACCGGCGCGCTCGACAGCGCTGATATGAACGAACACGTCCTTGCCGCCGTTATCCGGCGCGATGAACCCATAACCCTTCGTGGTGTTGAACCACTTCACTTTACCTGTAGCCAAAGCAGCGTCTCTCTTCTTGTCTAAGTGTCGTTATTGCTGTCCTGGACAGCGGGCGCATCAAGACAGGTAAATCAAAGTAAAGTCAAATGATCCGTCTGCGGAAGTTGTTCGCCCGGTCAAAGTCTCAATGGGGAGAGCTAGCAGCATGGCCTGGTCTCTCTCCGAACTCGATGCCCTGCGGAGGGCCTATGCGAGCGGTACGCTTCGGGTGAGTTTCGAGGGACGCAGCGTCGAATATGGCGCAGCGGCCGACCTCCTGAGCCGGATCCGGACGATTGAAACTGAGATGGCTGCCCAATCTGGCACCAGACCGCCAAAGCGCAGTCTTGCCTCCTTCGGGCGG